GTATAATAATAATCATAAAAATACTGATCAACACTGTCATCAGCGGGGCGATTGTAGCCGTAAAAGCACAATGAATTAAAATCGTCAGGATTACCGATAGCCATAACAACAGGTTTGCTTAAACCGTTGGCTAAAAAAGAACACTTATTCAATTCGTTTTGGTTTGGGGTTTTGCCTTTAACCTCAATAAAGAAGTCTTGCTCTGGTAAATAAAAATCGGGCAAGTACCAATCACCGTTCTCCAATTCATAACCCTCATTTTCATAAAGGTACTTAATACTCAGCTTATTAAAAACATAAGCCCACTTTGCTTCCGTTCTACTTCTGAAACTATAGCCATTGTATTTCGTTTCGATTGCTTTAATCATGTATTTGCTCTCACATTAAAAATCCAATCATAGCATAAATTGACATCAAAAAAAGCGCATTATATAATGCGATAAAGATTTATTTAAAAGGTGTGATATGCGAGGCGTGAAACCAACTAAATTTTTAAATTTAGGCGAATTAAATGTAAACGAATCAATCATGATTGCCGACGCAACAAGGACAGAAGTGCGGGATGCAATCAGAAGATATAAAGACAGGTCATACATGACAAGACAGATTGAGAATGAAGTTTTAGTGGTGCGCATAAAATGATTACACCTAGACCATATCAGCAGGAAGTTATCGACAAACTAAGAGAATCCTATAAAAACAAGAAAAAACACCCGTTGATCGTTATGCCAACAGGTGGTGGAAAGGCTTGTATTTTGGGGTTTATTGCCGAGAACGCAGCGAAAAAAGGAAATGAAACACTAATTATTGCGCACAGGCAGGAATTGATTGCGCAGCTATCACTAACACTTTGTAATTTTGGTCTTGAGCATAACTTAATCACGGCAAAATCCACAGCAACAAACATCAAAGCGGATCAATTCAAAAACTTTGGTCGAGTTTTCTATAACAAAGATTCAAAGCTACATGTTGGAAGTGTTCAAACACTGGCAAGCCGTGTCGGTAAATTATCAATAAATCCAAGATTGATTATTATTGACGAGCAACACCATTTAAAAAAAGGAAACCAGTGGGGTTCAATTTTTGAAGCATACCCGAATGCGCTTGGGCTTGGATTGACGGCTACACCACAACGAAGCGATGGCGTAGGTCTTGGCGTTGATAGTGGCGGATATAACGATGACCTAATCCTTGGCGCTAAAATGTCATGGCTTATAGAGCAAGGATACCTAGCGCCATATAAGGTTTATACAACCGCTAAACAATGGGATATTTCGGCGGTAAAAACAAAGCGCAATGGTGAATATGACGAAAAAGAGCTTGAAGAATTAATTGATAAGCCAAGCGTGACAGGTGACGCAATCGCGCACTATAAAAAACTATGTGATGGCATGTCGGGCGTTTGCTACTGCACATCGATCAGCCACAGCAAGCACGTAACACAGCAATTCATAGAAAATGGGATACCCGCTGCGCATGTTGATGGAACGATGTCTGACGCAGAACGAAAAAAAGTATTTACTGATTATGCGGACGGTGTAATTAAAATAATATGCAATCAAGCATTAATCAGCGAGGGAACGGATCTTGAGAGTTTAACGCAAAGGCAAGGCGTGACACTCGATGTCTGTATAGACCTAGCGCCGTCAAAGTCTCTAGTTGTTGTTATGCAAAGGTGGGGTCGGGTTTTGCGGAAAAAACCAAACAAGACCGCGATAATTTTAGACCATTCAGGAAATGTTTTAAGGCACTCCCTGCCGTGCGCGGATCGTGAGTGGTCACTCGAAGGCAATGATAAAAAGAAAAGAGAATCCGATGAAAAAGACGTAAATATCAAAACATGCCAGCAATGTTTTCACATTCACGAACCTGCACCAGTGTGTCCGATATGCGGCTTTGTTTACCCAATACAACAAAGATCAATCGAAGAAGTGTCAGGGGAACTTGTTGAATTAACAGAGCAAGATAAGGCAGAAATAAAACGAAAACAAGACGAGGAGAAAAAACAGAAAAAGAGAGAGCAAGGGCAATGCCAAACATTGCAGGATTTTCTAGCGCTTGCTGAAAGTCGCGGATACAAGCAGGGGTGGGCACACAAAATGTGGGCAATTCGACAAAATCAAAAAAGAGGTATTTCACATTGAGAAACGAAGAAACTAACATCATGAACAAAATCATGCTTGCCATGTCAAAAAAAGGGTGGCTGGTATGGCGTAATCAGGTCGGGTTATTTAAGACAATGGACGGAACTCGCACCATCCCGATAGGTGTAAAAGGATCGTCCGATTTAATGGCCGTAAAGCCTACTGTAATCACGCCTGAGATGGTTGGGCAGACTTTGGCGGTCTTTGTAGCGGTTGAAGTAAAAACAGCAACAGGACGACAATCTGAGCCACAAAAGAAATGGCAGAAGGCAGTTGAAAAATTAGGAGTGAAATACATCCTTGCCCGATCTGAGAATGATATAGACTAGATATGAAAAAGCCCTCAATTAGAGGGCGTTTTATTAATCTACAAACACAAAAAAACCGCTGACAGGCGGTTCATTTGCAGACTACCGAAGCAGTCTAAATATTCTCTGTTACTTGGAAGTTTAACCGGCGACCAGTAGAAAAGAACGATATTTATGGAATATAGTATATACGGTATTAATTCACTTCGCAATAACCCCAATCGGTGTATTTTCGCAATTAATGCACCAAGTACACCACACTGGTTTTAATTTTCTAAACTGGCTCGGCTCTTTTAATTTCCCACATCGGTGGCAGCGGATCATAAAACCCGCGCCACGCATCGAATCGCCACTGCATATTCAGCGCTCGCAGCTTCTTGCATCTTCTCAGACCAAGCGTGACCACTTTTATTAATCAAGTCGGTAAACGTCAAAATACCGTCAGGTCGCCAACTAAATTCATACTCACTACCGTCCTCAATTTCTACCACGCCGTCTAAAATCCAACGCTGTGGCATCTCAATCAAGGCTAGTGGAAATGCTGTATTAAACGCATCACCCTTAAAATATTCTTTTTTCAAGTTCCGCATTTGTAAACTCGTGAACCCTTTTGGAATTTTATTGTAAGCTTCATGCCACTGGATTAAATCAAACTCTAATTTTTTCATAGTCTACGCCCTGCTTTGATTTCTGCATCTGTTGCATGTCGAATGCAACCTTTACCACTGTTTAAACTATCAACCTTGTGAATCACGCTATGCTTGCTGTACTTCTCAGTAAAAACATAAAGGTCGCCAATCTCAAAAATATTGTGCTGGCGGCGGTATTTTTTAGCCTGATACACCCGATAAACACAATCAATCAAAGCACACAGGCCAAGAAAAACAACAAACAATAATATGAAAATCACGACCAGTATCAAATCTTGGAATATTGTCATTTTCAGTCACCCTTAAAATACTCGACCAATTTAACCACAGTGTTATAACTTGGGTTTTTATTGCGCCCAGTAGCGATATTAAAAACCGTTTGATATTGCAGATTGCAGCGGCGCGATACCTCAGCAATATTGCGGTCTTGTAACTTCTCTTTTACTTGTTCAAGCGTCATCATTTAAGAAACTCCGTTATTTTGATTTAATATAGCACAATACGAAATATATGCAATCGTAGTAAATTATCTTAATTATAGTGTTGATTTTATCTTTCAATGTGCTAAAGTGATCTTACTTTAAGCGAGGTGTGAAAAATGGATAAACAACTAATTTTAAAAGCTGTTCAAGCTGTGATGGATTTTAATGAGTGCCATGGTTGCGGCTATGCTTATAGTGCAAGTATAGATGTTGGTATGCATTCTGTATGGGTTCGGGTGTTTAAATTTGATACATTAAACGGGGCAGAATATGTATTAAATAATAACAAAGCAAACAGTGATGATTTAAATAACTTCATCCAAAAATTAGACGAATTAAAGGCGGTTTAATATGAAAACAGTTAGCGGTGATGTTACTGTAATTGAAAAAAACGAAGTGGCAGAAATTGATTCAAACCCAGTTCAGGTCTTATCAATGATTAGTGGTTTAGTTCAGCGTGAAAACTTTGATATTGATGCGCTTGAAAAGCTGATCAAGCTTCAGAATGACGCAGAAGATCGACAAGCTAAACGCGCATTCAACCTAGCATTGTCTGATATGATGGGAAAAATCCCAGTAATTGCGAAAACTGGCGTGAACACATACAACGGCACAAAGTTTGCCAAGCTTGAGGATGTTGTGGAAATCACACGGCCAATCCTGAACGAGTATGGTTTTTCTATAACATATAAGCAAACACAAGAAATGATACCGAATGCGAAAACTGAGCCTAATTCGATTTTCTGCATGATGACTGTTATCTGTTTCTTAAAGCACCGCGATGGCCATGAAGAATCGAACGAGATCCAATTGCCAATAGCAACAATTAAAGGGCAAACTCCAATACAAGCAATGGGCATGGGTTCAACTTATGGGCGCAGATACACGCTTATGCAAGCATTGAATATTGCCACATCGGGCGATGACAATGACGGCTACAGCGAGAAACCGCAAAGCATCAAGAAGCCTATTACAGACGAGCGCTTAACAAAAGGCATCGAAGCAATCAACAAAAAGACCTACAAGCTAGAAAATCTACTAGCTACCCACGAATTGACGCCCGATCAAATATTACGATTAGGCCGAGATGTGAATCAAGATGCCTAATATCCTCTTACGTGCATCATCAATCGGAAATATCATGGCGTATCCTGAAAAAGATACGCTTGCCGATGGCGCAAAAACATATCTTGAAAAATTAGCCAGTCAGTATATTTTGGATTGGCGCGATAACTTAAACACCTTTGAAATAGAAAAAGGCAAGGTGTGCGAAGATATTTCGATTGATCTATATAATCTAAACAAAGATACGTTCTATATGAAGAATACAGCGCGTATCAGCAACGATTTAATGACGGGCGAGTGTGACATACTCGACCAAGAAAAAAGCCTTGTAATCGACATTAAGACAGCTTACAGCAAAAAGACATTCCCAATGTTCTTGACTGCATCCAAGCTTTACGAGTGGCAGTTACGTTGCTATATGCATTTGTACAATGTCGATAATGCTGAACTGGCTTATTGTTTAGTGTCTACGCCTGAGCATTTAATTAAACGTGGTGAGCCTGAAGATTGGCACATTGTAGACCATATCGAAGAATACAAACGTGTAGCAATCGCATCATTACAACGGTGCGAAAAGAAAGAACAGCAAATGGTTAATAAGGCTATTTTGGCTCAAGATTATTTAAACAAACTATTATCAAGTAAGGTGAAATAAAGATGACCACAGTAACAATTCTAGGAAAACTTGGCGGTGATGTTGAGTTAAAAGACGTAAACGGCACAGCGCTTGCAAAATTCAGCGTTGCTCAAAATGTCGGCTTCGGTGATAAGAAATCCGTAAACTGGTTTACCGTTTCAATTTGGGGTGGTCAAGCAAAGTCAAACTTTGTGGATTACCTGAAAAAAGGACAGATGGTTCAAGTTGTAGGCGAGCTATCAACACGCGAATATAACGGCAAGACATATATGGAAGTGCGCTCATATTCTTGTAATTTGGCAGGCAGTCCGCAGGGCGAGCAACAGCAACCGCCACAGCAAGGCTATGCACAACCTAAACCACAGGCACAACCTAAGCCAGTAGACAACTTAGAAGAATTGCCGTTCTAATCCATAAAAACA